AAAGATAATGTATATTTTCGAAATACTGATAAGTGCTTTGATGCCGCTTCAGCGTGCACGCTGTCCCTAAATCCCGGACAGCATGCACGGTATCCCGGTCAAAGTGTACTTGCTGTCCCTGTTTTCCGGACAGCATGCACGGTATGCGGGGGATGAAGAGGTTGGGGCGGGATTCCGCGGCGCAGCCGCAGGCTGCTACGGGATTTGCTCGGCGGGGCGCCTCGCACATCCCTGGGGTGGGGGCTTTCAAAACATCGCAGCTTTCGGAACCTAAGGGTTCCTGGCTGTTTTGTTTCCTGCCACTTATGTGAGCAAGCTCCCAACGGTGCAGGAAACGAAAACAGCCCGGCACTTTGTGCCGAGCTGCGATGCTTTGAGCGGAAAACGGGATTCGGACTTGATAGCCCTCCGTTCCAATATCTCTTTAACACTTTGCGTCTTATGTTGCGACTAAGGGGGTGGCTTAATCGTACCTATCGCAAATATAGAACAATTAGTCCTCATTTGCAAACGCCACTTTGAGATACTCCTCATACTCCTTTCGCAGTTCCGCCTCGTTGAAAGTGAAGCAGTCGGAGAGAGAAGTCCAAATATCCTCACCGTTGGAAAGACGCTTGAAGGCAGCAGCCTTCTGAGACTCAGTTAAGATTTTTCTCTGTTTCCCCCATTGAAACCGCATTTTATCGAGTCTATCGACGATAGTCAGGAATGTGATTTCGTGCTTGGACGAAACCTCTATATCTTTGACAGAAAAGGACTGACAGAAATTACCTTTGAAGAAATCCTTCTCCGTCAAAGCTATGGAGATAATCGGTGTGGTATAAAGCTCTCGCCCTATGCCCCAACAGAAGCAGGCTCTCTTGAAAGCGTCTGACGCCTCTCCTTTAGCTTGCTCCACATTGCTTTCGCTGCCACAATCCGATTTCCAAACCCACTCGCCGTCGGCAGTCTTTATCCCCACTTTGCAGTAAAGATTCCCCTTTACTTCTTCGTGCAGTCTTTGCCACCTATCGGCTCCAACAGTCTCGTCAAGAATCGCCATATCTACTCGGGCATCCTTGTAGAGTAGTACCTTAACCTTTTTCTTATCGGGTGAGACATTGCAAACCCGACACTCGATATCCGAAGCGGTTAACGTTCGAAAATGGGGAGTGTGTATCATTTCAACTCCCGAGGAGACGTGCTCTTCATTTCTTGTTATTCTCATCTTTTAAAAAGGAAGTATCAATTTAGAAGCAACGCTATCAATAATAAAGTCGAGCGTTTCGGGTGTTATTTCCTTGGGATAGCTCATAGATAACTGATTGTACCAACGGAGCAGGTTGCTCTCATGTAGGGGAGTCCACTCTTCTTTTGTTTTCTGCTGAACCAAGAAGCGAAAAACGCAGAAGGGTGGGAAAGGAAGAAGATAATTCTTCATAACCCTTCTCTTATTTTCTATTTTAAAAGTTTTACGGTTTTTAGATAATGATTTCATGTAAAAGACTTTTTAAATTAAAGATTAGTAATATTGTCCCACTTTATTCGGAACAGACACTGCGTATTATGGCTATCTCCTTTTCTGCATACTTCGCTTCGTTTTTCTATTAGTTCCGCTGTTATCAACTCGGGGATATACATCTTTCGGACGCTATCAACACTCTTGCCTAACGAATTGGCAAGAGTTTTATGATAGCATTTAAAGAAGGAACCTCTCACAAGGTGCTTGGTGTCTATTAGATACGCTTCGATAGAAGCAAGAAATGTGAAAAGCAGCTTAGCACACGGCGACAGGGATTGATTATCAAACACCACCTTTGGTATTGGATAAAACTGATAAAGCAATTTACTCATATTTATTATCTCCTTATTCTTATTTTATTAAGCATAACATGGCTTTTTCGCCCTTCGCATGTAGCCGTGCTTCATAAAAGAGTGAATGAATGTAAATCTTTGAGAAATTGGGCACCAACGCCAATGAGCTTTTACGGGGAAATCCCCATTCTTGACAAGAGTAGTATACCAAGTAGAATCAAGGTAGTTGATTTGAAAGGGTAGTTTATTCCATACAGGTTCACTAACATTTTCCACTTTCCTCCTAACATTGGAGCCAATTACCGTTTCACGTACTTCGGCATATTTCTTAAAGAGAAGCACTGCGAGGGTTAGCTTCGCAAAAAACCATGTTTCACTATACTTGTCTTCTTGTGAGTGAGCGCTAAAGAAGGCATTCAGGTTTGCATCTTCACTCCAAGCGTATGTTATCTCCGTTTCCACCGCTTTATTATTCTTTTTCCATACCTCAAAGCAACACTTGTTTTCCTTAATAGCACATAGTACAAAAACGTCATCATACGAGAAAATGGCTGATTGATTGCCGAGCTCTTGAGAAATAGTATTATCGCCGATTCTCTCTATAAGTGCAGGAAACGTCAATTTTAATTCTCGAATAAGCGTCGAAGCGACATATTCTACCTTTGGATTATTTAAAATGCTTTCGTACATCATTGCCAAGTTCAATGCGTGTGATTCCACTTCTTGTTCAGAGAACTGCTTGTTCTTTTGTGATACGATGTTTTTTATAGAACTCAAAAGTGTGCTTTTACTCATGCCCTTGTATAGTTTCAAAATGTACATACAAGTCAATAGTGCTTTCTCATTTTCCTTGTCGATTCTCATCTCGGTGCCGATTTTTTAATACGTGTGAATGCAGTCAATGTAGTTTAGCTCACGAATAATGTCCATTCCGAAAGCTTCGGAATCTCCAAAGTACAGTATTGGATAACCATGCGAACCGCCTTCAGGGCTATGGATATCAACGAGGGAAAAGCTCATATAGTCTCCTAACTGCCCTATATAGTTCAATTGAACAGTATAACGGAGCGATTTGAACTCCCATAGTGTATATGGCACATTATCGCAATCAATAGCGTTCTTCTGAGCTCTATCTACAAACTTTTGCCCGAGTTCAGCGGCTGCGAGTCGCCCATAATTCTTTTGTTTCTCAATCATTTGTTTAAAGTCCTTTTCTGTTAATAATCGCATAATTTATAGCTCACTTCTTGAGCAGGTAGAGCTTCTCCTGTTATTTAAGGCGTACAACTCCCTAAAACGTCCCTCTGCACGCTTTGATACTGTTGATGAAAAATGGGAGTGGAGCAAGAGCTCCGAGGAGAAATAAGAGAGCTTAGGATGTCGACTCACCTGTTCGGCTCACTTGTTTTGATTCCTACGCCATTGTTCTATCCTTGATAGTGGTATCAATGGCTTATTGTTGATTACCTCGCAGTACACCTCCTTTTCTGTTTATAAAACCATTTTGTCATATTATTCAGAATTGTTAATTTTCGCCCTGTAATAGGTTTTCATTACCTAACGCTGCAAATATAGGGATTTATTATTACAATTCCAAAAAAATGTAATATTAACTCATTACTATTCAACGGTTTATATTCCATAAGAAGATTTGGAAAATGACTTCTGCAAATTATATTTCAAAAATAATTTGAATAAAGATTTATACCTTTATTAGAAAAACGCGTGCAGGCGTACACGCGCTTAAAAAACCACCACTTTGACACCCACAAGAGAAAATGACAAGGGCTCCCCATTTTTTTACATGGAGAGCCCCTATTTGTGTGTCAGGTTAAGTCTGTGCTATTTTAAGTTTTGCTTATTTGATTGAAATATCAAACGTATGAAATATAATTGATTTTTGTATTAAAACCACATTCCTCCCTATTTCGGGTTCATATTGAAATGTAAATCTATGTAGTCTTCTTCTAATACTACTTGTATCATTATACTTTGCCTCCTGTAATTGGCTGCCCAAAACTCCCCGATGCCGTTGACAAACTCTCCATCCATGTCCACATCAAAAGCGTGTTCTATTAAAAAATCTTCTACCTTTTCCATCTTATCGTAATTAATCCTGAAAACAAGATATGGCTCAACCTCAAGATAGAACACATCCCCCACATTGTAGAATACATCTCTCAAATCAAACTTTTTATACTCCCATTCCGTACATTGATTAGAATTAAAGATATTTTTAACTTTTTCGATATCCACCTTCCTGTCAATCCATCTATCCATCCAATAAGTAATCAATTCGTAATCGATAATACTCGATATCAATGGATGCCTCCCCATAATTTTAATGGGTACTACGGCAGTATTCTCGCGATTATTCTTATCTTGTACTAAAACCTCTGCATATCCTGCCAACTTCGCTGTCAACACTCCATCTTCAGTTATACTGAAAGGGAACATTGAAGAGTTGTTCTCTTCGTACCCGGGTATTCCTGAATAGTATTTGAACACGGCTGCCCCTTTGGCTTTTATCTTAACGATATCTCCCACATACATTTCAATAGGGGTAGTGTCAACAGAAAATGGTTCTTGAACCTGCCCGTTTTCATTATTGCAAGCAAAAGAAAAGCATACTGCAATAAGAATGAGCGTAAAATGATGTGCTTTCATATGCTATTACTATTATTGATAACTTACTTTTCTTGGCGATAGTTGAAATACATTGCCCTTGCCATTTCCTCGCAGACACGCTTGTAGAAGGATGGCTCCTCAAACAATTTAGCAAAGGCATCCATTTGCTCTACATAGCATTGCTGCGCAATCTTGCTGAACACGTCAGGGAATATGTTCTGAGAGAACATATTTTCGTCAGAGTTCTTTGCCTGCTTCTTCAACGTCTTACTCTCTGTTTTGAACTTGTCGTAGATTGTCTCAACGATAACCCTGTCAGCCTCAGTAAAGTTTCCGGCGTACATAAGGTTAATCTTCTCGATAATGTTCCCAAGTAAGTCCCGTTTCTCCTCCTGCTTCTTTCCTGTGCCGCCCTTCTCGCCCTTGATTGTCTTGTCGTCTTTCGTAGGCTTCAATTCAATGCTTCCGCTCGGCTGAACGTCGAAGATATGGTGCTCCAAGATAAGCTTGTTCTCCAAGTCCACCTTCTCGTGGGCGTTTTTTGGCAAGAACTTGAACAGGAAGTCGCAGAAGATATAAGTCTTGTAAAGCTCCTTGTCGAAAGTACGGGCTATCTGTGCCATATAAGCATAGAACCTGACGAAAGCCCTGACAAGGAAACGAACCTTGAATCTGTCTTCCTCTTCCAATGCCTCAAATCGCCCCAAAACAGGCTTTAAGAGCGACGATAAGCGTCCAATTGAGGATTTGTCCTGTGGAGCCTTATAAACGTCGTATAGGGCGTTTATTTCCTCGTCGTTCCACAGGTGGTATTTCTGCAATTCAGTCAAGTACTTGTAAACGACGTTAACGTCAACAGGGCTTCCGAGGAGAGTGTCCTCGTAGAATGGTTGGAAGGACGCCTTGATACTCTCTGCTGTATTCGCGAAATCAAGGACATAGGTATCTATCTTACCCTTGTCCTCCGCAGCCCTGTTCAGGCGAGAGAGCGTCTGTACTGCCTTGACGCCTTTCAGCCCCTTCAAGACAAACATTGTGTGGAGCATTGGCTCGTCAAAACCTGTCTGATACTTTTCTGCGACAATCAGGATATTGAACAAGTCGCTACCGAAATACAGAGGAAGGTTGCTCTCCGTAATTTTATATTCGGAGGTGGTGTTAAGCTGCGGCTCCGTGTATTCAACGCCCTGATAGGATACCGTACCTGAGAAAGCGACGAGCGGACGCACGTCAGAGTACCCCTTCTTTGCACAGTAATCTTTCATTGCGAGATAATACCTGACTGCGTGAGCTCGTGAAGCTGAGACTACCATTGCCTTTGCCTTCCCTCCCATTTTCGTCAGGGTAATCTCCCTGAACTTCTCTACAATCACCTCAACGGCTTGGTTGATTACGTATTGGTGGTTATCGTGATAGTCCTTGATAGCCTTTGTTGCCGGAGGTTCCTCATACTCGGGGTTATCGCTAACTGCCTTGGCGATTTGGTAAGACGTTTCCACAGGAGTGAAAAACTGCAAGACGTCGAGGATAAAGCCTTCGTCAATAGCTTGCCGCATTGAATAGTGGTGGAAAGCCCCGTACATATCGTTCCCGTCTTCGTCCTGTCCGACGATTTCTCCAAACGTCTGCAATGTCTTGGGCTTCGGGGTGGCGGTGAAGGCGTAGAAGTACTCGTTCTTGTGCCGTCCCTGTGTGAGCAGCGTCTCCACCATTTCGTCCATTCCCTCCTTGATTTCCTCCTCAGCCTTGCCTTCAATTTCTGCCATTTCGCGGAGGGCTTCGTCGGTGTCGGCAAGAGCAGCTTTCAGCTTCTCCGCCGCCTTTCCTGATTGGGAGGAATGTGCTTCGTCTACGATAATTGCGAACTTTTTGCCCTTGTGGTTGTCGAGCTCTTTGTAAATGAGCGGGAACCTGTGAAGGGTGGTAATGATAATCCGCCTCTTATCGTTGATAGCGTCTCTTAATTTTGTGGAGTTGTCCTTATCGGTAATAGTCTCAATTTGCCCCTCGAGGTGCTCAAACCCGAGAATTGTTTCTTGAAGCTGCCTGTTCAGGACGCGCCTGTCGGTTATCACGAACACGGATTGGAATACCTCCTTGTCATAGAAGTCGTGTAGAGAGGCGAGACGGTACGTGAGCCAGGCGATAGAATTGGATTTACCCGAGCCTGCGGAATGCTGAATGAGGAAGTTCCTGCCTTCCTTGCTGTTCTTGGTAGCCTCAACGAGCTTTTCCACGACGTCGAGTTGATGATACCTCGGGAAGATAAGGCGAGTGGATTTCTTCTTCTCCTGCTTGCCGTCCTTCAGGTACACGGTAGTCTTCACTTCCTTGGATATGTATCGCTGCAATAGGGACAGGAACATATCCCGAGAAAGGACACGCTCCCACAGGTATGAAGTAGCGTATCCGTTAGGATTGGCAGGGTTGCCACCGTCTCCGATATTGCCCGCTCCGTTGGAGCCCTGATTGAATGGCAGGAAATATGTCTTGTCTCCTTGGATGTGCGTCGTCATTGCCACCTCGTACAAGTCCACGCCGAAATAGACAAGGATACGGTTGTTGAACCTAAACAGGAACTCCTTCGGGCTCCTGTCATACATAAATTGACGTTTGGAGTTAGCGACAGACTGCCCTGTAATTTGATTTTTGAGTTCAATGGCAACAAGTGGGATACCATTTAGGGAGAGCACCATGTCAATGGTATTATGGTTCTCTGTGGAATAGGCAAACTGCCGCGTTTCTGTTAGGATATTGCTCTCGTACTTACGAACCAACTCGTCATTCAGATTGGACGCAGGCTTGAAGTAGGCGAAGCGGATTTCCATACCCCTGTCCTTGATACCGTTTCGCAGGACGTGGATAAGTCCATTATCCTCAACGTTCTGTTGGAAGATTTGGTATAGCTGCCGTTCGCTTTTCTCCCCGTAAACGTTTTTGTACCGCTGCCACACCTTCGGCTGTGTCGCTTCAATGAACGATATGAGCACGGGCATATCTATTGCCCGCACTTTGTCATAGGTATCCTGATTGCCTTTGACGTATCCTCCTTCTTCAAGGAGATACGCCTCTATATCGGCTTCAAAGTTCTTTTCCTTGGTTTCCATAAAGACTAATCCACAAAACTTGTAATTGTATAGTCTGGGTGTTTTCGAGCATATAAGCAGCCAATCAACACGAACAAATCGAATATAATAAATGAAATAATAAAATATGCGAAAGCAGATAACTCTTCTAAACCAAGACGCTCCCATATAAGAGGGAAGAATAAGTCATAAACTAACCTAAACAAACCATACAGCAAAGCGAAAAAAGTAGCATTTAAAAATGGTTTAATCCATCTCTCACTCTTATCAACAGGCGTTAAATAATTACATACCCCATAATAGACAAAAACTAACCCAGGAATGGCTATTAGCCCAAGAGCCACACCACATATCAAAGTAAAGGTTGATTCAGCAATAACAAATCCTTCAATAGCATTCCAAAGGGAAAAACCTTTGATAATCACATATACGATAACGAAAATGACAACAGCCAAGATTATGGCTAAACAACCGAGATTAGACTTTTCGTCTTCGCTAAGGGTAAGACGATTTCTTCTTTTTTTCATATAACTTCCTTTTTGCCTGTAATATATTCGTATATGATTGATTTCTTGTACTCCTTCAGAGCGTCAATCTTGGACTGCTTGAGAGAAATGAGGGTGTCGATTTCAGCGCATTTAGTGTCGAGATAATCGGCAATGGCTTGCTGCTCCGTTGAAGGAATGTTGGGGACAAAAAAATCTTTTAGTTTAGCATTGTTAACACTCGGAATCGTGCCTTTGTTGTCAAACCACCCCAAGTCAATGCACTTCAAAAGATAGAATAGATATTTTATGCAGTCATTCCTCAACGGGAGTAGTGCTTCAAGATTGTTGTCAATACAACATTCTTGTGAAGCAATCCTTCTGTGGTTTTTATACAGAGCTGCGCCAATTTTCGACACAATAATGGCATTGCGTGGAATAATATTGTATTTTTCCCTTAAAGCGGTTTCTTCGTTAACATAATTTGAAGAGTCCGAAATGAACGGCTGAGTTCCATTTAAGTCGCTCGTTTTATAAAACGGGTAATCACCACTTTCTTGCCCTTGTAATTCGTCTTTGAAGCCATTGCCTCCGATAATGCCAAATATATAACGAAGTCTTATAATGCCCCAATCTATTGGTATTTGCCCTATCCATTCTATCCCACTCTCCTTCATTGGAGCATTTGGATTAAGCCCCTTACAAACGGCTTCGGTGATTACGGACTGCTTGTATGCTTTCAACTCCTCAACAATCTTCTCTTGGAGCGATACCATTTCGTCTATCTCGCCGCATTTCTTATCGAGGAAATCTGCAATGGCTTGCTGTTCAGGAATGGGAGGGAGAACCATAGGAATATGAAGGAAATCGTCGACATTCAAATCCCATTGTCCAACACGTAGCCCTGTTGAAAGACGCATATATTCTGCCTTATAGGTTTCGTTCCTCAAAAGATAGTGAATGTACTTCTTGTAAACAGGAGCCGTAAAACGACAGATATAGTACGCAGGACTGATAATCCCTCTATATTCTGAAACAGCCATAGAGCCCTGCCAAGCCTTCATTTTGTTTATGACGAAATCACCAACGTCAACAAGTTTATACCCGCTTGTATCTTCGGACGTCACGTTATGATTGTCGTCTCGGCTATCTTTTGGTACGACACCATAATCACGATATAGGGAAAGAACCTGTTCGTCAGGATAACCTTTGACACTTTTGTTCCTCATAACTTGTTTTATGAAGCACGTGTCCCAATGGCTCGGTATCTCCCCAATCCAAGGGATACCACTATTTTTCATTATCATGCTCATTTGCCAATGATTTTAGCCATTAGTTCCTGTTCCTGCCTGTCAAGTTCCTGCAAGGACGCAAATATCTCTTCGCTCTTCCTCGGGGCTACGTACTTGTAGAACTCCCTTGTGAATGGGATTTCGTACCCAATTTTGGTTTTCTTTTCGTCAATCCAAGCGTCAGGAGCATAGGGATAGACATTCTTCTGCATATACGCCTCAACGTCCTCTTTCCACGGGATACTCTCGGTGTCCCTCTTGGCGCTATCTGCCTGAGGTTTTCCTTTTTTTAGAATCGGCTTGCCTTCCTTGTCAGTAATGGGACGCTCCACCACCACCTTCCTGTACTTGAAGTCTTCATTATCCTTAATTTTAACCTCAACTTCTATCCCATTTCCACTATCCACGCGACGCTCGTTCTTGAAATCGTTGTAAGCTTGCGCGATAAGCCAGATACATTCGTCGGTTAGTTCATTACGCTTATTGCCGATTGGCTTACGACGCTTGACGCAGCACTTGGAAGCGTCGATTAGCTGAACTTTTCCCGTGCGTTCCACTGCCTTGTCTTTGGTTATTACCCAAATGTAGGTTGCAATACCCGTGTTGTAGAACAAGTCGTTCGGAAGTTGAATAATAGCTTCGAGCCAATCGTTTTCAAGAAGATATCCGCGGATACCGGCTTCGCCGGATCCTGCGTCCCCCTTAAATAATGGCGAACCATTCTGAATGATTGCCATTCGCCCTGTATCCTTCAACTTGGCTACGCCGTTTAGGACAAACAGTTGCTGACTATCGCCGATTGCGGGCAATCCTGCACCGAAACGTCCTGCGTCCCCCTTTTTATTCTCAGCCTCAACCGCCGCCTTCTCATTCTTCCACTCAATACCGAACGGCGGATTTGATATGATATAGTCAAATTTGTATCCTTCAAACTTATCGTCGCTTAGGGTATCGCCGTGCTTCATATTCTCGGCATTGCCGCCCTTGATAAGCATATTAGCCTTGGCAATGGCAAACGTCTGCTCATTGAGCTCTTGCCCGAACTCTGTCAGGGAGGCGTCCTTGTCAATCTCGCAGAGTTTCTCGGAGAGACAGTCGAGCATTTGGGACGTGCCCATTGCCATATCGTAAATGGACGCCGTTATACCTTCCTCGGCAATCTTTTCTTTCTGTGGCGCAACGAGGATTTCCGCCATAAGGTAGATTATATCCCGAGCTGTGAAATGGGCTCCTGCCTGCTCGTCATAACTTTCAGAAAATTTCCTGACAAGTTCTTCGAAAATGTATCCCATATCCACTGCCGAAATTTCGTCTGCTCCCATATAAGCCTTCTTGGTGCAGAACTCGGCTATGACGTTGTATAGGATACCATTGTGGGCGAGCTTGGTGATTTCCTTGTCGAAGTCAAACTTCTCGATTATGTCAATGACGTTTGTGGAGAAGTGGTTGAGATAACTGCGGAAATTATCAGCGATATTGTCTGCGTCCCCCAGGAGTCCTTCAAAGGAGAATGGAGAGGTATTATAGAAGTCATAGCCCGAGGCTGACTTCAAGAACCCGTCCTTTACTACGAGTCCGCGCTTGTCAAGCATTTCATTCGTCTGCAGTACCTTGTCCTTGGTAGGAGCGAGGGTGTCGCTGAAACGCTTGATAACGCACATAGGAAGTATGACGTTCCCGTACTCGTGAGGCTTGTATGTTCCGACGAGTTTATCGGCGATTGCCCAAATTAAGTTCGCCTTCTCCTGTATATTGACTGTTGTTCTTTTGGATAGTTCTGCGGTTCCCATTTGTATGTCAGTCTATGGTTATACCTATTCCTGAACCTCTGCCTTTGCCTCCAAAGCTTCCACCGCGTGAAGGACGCGAAGCAACTCTTCTTTATCCCGCACCTTGTACAGCTCCCCATTTACCTCAACAAAGCCGTTGATAGAGATTTCCTCTCTGCCCGAGCCGTCAGCAATAAGCATTTCAATGGGAACGTCAAGCACCTGAGCTGCCTTCCTGAGAATAAGAATGTTCTTGGTGGCAAAAAGCACATTCACATTCTGCTTCTTTACTCCCATTTTCTCCGCGAACTCCGTCTTGGACAATCCTTTTTCTTTCACAAGCCGCTCCCCGTACCTCTCAAAGTACGTAGCTTCGTCAGTCATTGTTTCCATATCGTATTACTTGGTTTATCCTGCAAATCATACAAATATATTATTTCTCCTTGGTATTTCCAAATCAGGGTAATAAACCAAGATTAAAAAATTATATTAAAATATTACGATTTATTTGCATTTGTCATTTATTTGTATTACCTTTGTAATAACAAAGAAGAACAAGATATGGCTACAAACTCAGACATAGATTTCCGCAAAACCTGCAAAGTAGGGCAGTATCATTACGGTAGACACCGCGACTCTTTCGGTGTATGGGTTTACGATTTTGTTTCGGAGAAAGCCACCTCCGCGTCCTTCGTGGCAGACTTCCGTACTCGTGAAGAAGCTCGCGCTTATGTATGGAAAATGAATGGTTGGGGCACTCCCAAAACCGCTCTTGCACGATAATTCAGTTTAACCTTTAATACCATTGTAGATATGAATACCACCATTACCACCGCTACCAACAACGCCCTTGTCGCCCGTCATATTGCTGTCGTCAGCGTCAAGAAAGGCTCCGCCCTTATGGGTGTCGCTAAGTCAATGCTCATTGAAGAAGCCAAGCGCCAGATGCGCGCAGGAACCTGCCACTTCCTGTACGTCAAGAAAGACGGTTCCGTCCGTGAGGCATTTGGAACTCTCAATCCCACCCTGTGCGACAAACACATAAACGGACGCGGCATTTCCCCCGAGAATTGGGGCTGCTCCTGTTATTTTGATTGTGAGAAAGGAGCGTTTCGCTCATTCCGTTGGCAGAACATAATCGACGTGCTTTCTTAAAAGTTATTCGGGGCTCCGAGGATCCGGAGCCCCTCAATACAGATTAAATTATGGAATTAGCAAATTACATTCTTGCCATTTTGAAGTCGCAAATCTTCGTGGTAATGAGTTGGGGCTTTCACAGTGCTCGCGTAATTGAGAACGGACTTGCTTTCAACGTCCATGGATACCTTCATACAGGAAGAGTAGAAATTGTATATGACGAGGGTTGGGACTTGTTTGTGGTGCGTATCCTCAACGCTGACGGCAGTGTAAAGGAACAGGTAGAAGGAATATACGCTGATGGGGTTGTAGACTGCGTTGACAGGCTTGTGGAGCGCTGCCCTGATTATGAGAAGAGGGTGAGGCAGGATTACGGACTTATAAGCGGATAAGATTATGACAAAGGTTGTACTACTCTGCCGCGTTAGTACGCAGGCACAGGACTACGAGAGGCAGGTGAATGAGCTGACGGATTACTGCGCACGAATGGATTGGACTGTCTGTCGTGTGTTCGCAAATAAAGTATCAGGCAAACTCTCCCTCGAAGAGCGAGAAGAGATACAGGAGCTCATTGCCTTCGTTAAAGAGAATGAAATTGATAAAGTGTGCTGCTTGGAGATTTCCCGACTTGGAAGAAACACTCTTGAAGCCTTGAAGGTGATACAGCTCCTCAACGAGCACAAGGTGTCGCTCTTCATTAAAAATTACAATTTGGAGACGCTTGACGAAAAGGGCAATGTCAATCCCATAGCGTCCTTGATAACTACAATTCTACTTGAAATAGCAGCCCTTGAACGTCATACCATTATAGAGCGTATGTCCTCGGGCAGAGAGCAGTATATTGCTAAGTGCCGTGAGACAGGAAAGAAAATGGGACGCCCTGATACATACAGGAAAAGCGATGAAGAATACAAGTCCCAATACGCCAAGGAAATTTCATTATTGAAGCGGGGCTACTCCCTCCGTAATACCGCAAAATTAACAGGTACTGCTATCGGAACCTTGAGAAAGTTAGGCAGGTTCGTCTGACGCCATTGTTCTTCTTGGGCAAGGAGAAACACCGTTCCACTTGCTTTGGTGCTTTTCTAATGCGCCTTCGTTCTTGCCCGTGCCCGCTCTGTATAGGGCGGGCTTTCTTATAGGGATAGGTAGAGAGATTAAGATTTTATTTTTAGTTGGTACAGGGCGGCTCATGTGCACATGGAGATTGAAGGGGTAAGAGGGCGGTAAATCTCTTAAATTGATACACCTGAGCTTTTGACACACCCGAGCGTTGAGATTAAGGTTCCTTCTTCATTATTCAATTAAAAGAGAGAGAAAAAGAAAACCAATAGTGTTGGGGCGAAGCCCAAAGAAGGCAGAGGGGTAGGGGGAACCTTCCCCACCTTTATTAAATAATATATTCTAATATAATTTATTAATAATCAATTATTTAAATAATATATTTTATTATTTTATATTCTATTTAACAATATCTATAAAAGGCGGCATTGTATTCCCACCCCCTATGGGAGTACGCTCCCTATGGCAAGGGAGAACTCCCCCACCTGAACAAGGCTCTCAACCTGATGGGTATCTACTTGTCTCCCGTTGTTTCGTTGACTATGAAGTCAGGACGCCCATAGTCCATAGCAGGTATACCATCCAAAAGGGCTTCTGCGAGTTTTCGTTTGGGGTAGATGTTCCAAAGCAAGGAGATTGCTGCGTCCGCCGCCTCTGCAGGCGTTGGGAAATACTCGGTAATCATTCCACCTTTTTCAGTGTCAAGGGCAGTGCTGTCGTAGATGTACGAGAAAGCACCATCTTTTACGATAATTTGCATATTGTGAGTGTTATAACATATAAAAATAGACAAAATGCCTATTAGGAATACGAGCACGTCGTTCTTTCATGGCAAGCATTAGATACTATTAACAAAATGATTATCTTTGCGGTGCTATACCAAGGAATAACCAATAAGCCAAGATATACTATTATGAGAAAATTATCTTATTCACTGCTTCTCGTTCTTTCTTTATTCGCAGTTTTATCTTGCGAAAAACAATCCAAACAAAACCCCCAAGAAGAGGATGAATACGTTTCCGTTCGTTTCAATGTCTCCTATGAGAATGTTGGATTTGTTTCTGATGAACCTTTATCGAAGGCGGTTGAGCCAAATGCACTTTATGGTATTTGCGTACGAGAGTATCAAGAAGGACACGAAAATGATATTCATAACTCCGACAAGTATTGTTTTGGGCTTTATGACGATATTAGCCAATTAGTAATACAATTTAAACGTAATCGTAAGTATTTTATTCGAATGCGTTATTTCCCTAATGGGAAAAATGAACTCCCGTATAGAGATAATAGTTTTTCTCCTCTTCAAGTTAATCCATGGCATTTGGTAGAACAAATACCCGCTCTTAATACTATCACGTATTCTTCTTCTTTGGATTTAGCATATATTGCTGACGGCACGAAGCAACCATATGATAGTTATATGTATTGGAACGAGAGTTTTATACCCGTGGACAACACACCATTGCCCGTTCGCTTTTTGAGAATGAATGCAGGGCTGACGTTCAAACTTGAAAAAGTGGATGGTTTTGATTATAATGTTGTTCAAGTACGAGATTGTAATTGGGATATTGTATATAGTGCGAACGTTGCAAATGGAGACACACAAATCGTAATTGAAAAATTATCCCTCGGCTATTCAACATGGGGAGAAGGTGGACTTCCTGAACTTTACAACAATGAGTTTGAGATAGGCACACCTGACAATCCATCGCTTTTCTTTAAAGGGGTTTTGCAATTGAAACGAAACACAATGCGGACATATTCAGTTAAAATGGAAAGCGATATAACAATTAACGCTATGAGCATTTCCTATGAGGATGGCACTTTTAATGAGGATAATGGCGGTTTAATAAATTAAATAAGACAACGACGAAGAGCACCAAGAGATTTCTTTGGTGCTCTTTTTTTGCCTATACCATCTTTATCTTTTCTCTACTAATCGTCCTCAAGCATAATGTCGTAAATAGTTATCCCGCTCTGTTCGGTATCCTTCCTGCTCGGGGTAGCCGCCCACCTCTTCCGCATGGTGTCGGCAATTTTGTCCTTCACTTCCTGTGGCTTTGGTTTATGGAGATTGGGGTTGTTGCTGATTTTCCGCTTCTGTTCGTCGTCCATTTCACGATACTTTTTGAAAGGTTTGTAGTTTTCCATATTAAAATCTGTTTATCTATAAATATCAAGATAGTATGGAAAGTATGGTAATATATTACCTTCTCCATTCTCTAATAAAAACGTAGTGTTTACTTCCACAAGTAATTTTCAATTTATTTTCAAAAATTAAACACGCCTCTGTCGTCATACGGAAAAACCCGCTGAACCAGCGGGCAATTTCTTGCATGAAAAATACCCCGCGATTTACGGGTGGAATAAGGGGGGGGGCTATTTTGAAAAAACCAAAAAATATAGCCCCGAGACACACGAGGCATAGCCCCCTCCCTTTCTACACCTACGTACGGCAATTATTTCGCAAACCGCTTACGTTAGCCACCTACCACCTATAGGGAATTGTTGAGGGAGGAGGGACAATCGGGTATTTTTCAATTATTTCCCTATGATATGAGGGGGACTTTCATCCCGTTTTTGATTAAGCACAGAGCTTTTTTGGAGTAATATAGAATACAAGTTTTAATCATTAGGGAGGGCGAACCCTCCCCAATATATGTTCCTTTTTATTCATACTTCAATCATGCATACAAACGCATCGCGTACCTCCTTGATAACATTTTCCTTGAGCAATTTTGCATAGTGCTGAGTGATTCGCGTCGTAGCGTGCCCCAACAACTTTGCAACCACCTCCAAGCGGATTCCTGCATTTATGCAGCGAGTCGCGTAGGAATGTCGTGCGATATGCGTATGAAGAGGTTTAGATATCCCACAGATATCTTTAATTGCTTTGAGATATGCGTTGTATTTGTTGTTGGAGATTGTGGGCAACTTATAGTCATACTTTTTCAAGATAGCCATTCCGTCAGGAAGGATAACGGACGTATAATAGATTTTTGTCTTAGCCCTTTTCTTATGAACAAACGCCTGCCCATTCTCGTTATACTGAATATCTTCTTGTGTAAGAGCAGCCATATCACAGTAGGACATTCCGCTTGAAGCTTGAAAAGTGAATAAGTCTCTGATACGGTTTAGACTATCGTTTTGAAAGTCGGTGTCCCTTATTTTATTCAGCTCTTCAGTTGTCAGGAACTCAATATCCATTTCACCTTTACGTATATGGGTTCCGATAAAGGGGTTAATTTTGATAAGTCCCTTGCTCATACCGTATTTGACAATGGTTTTCACTTTCTGAACATATCCGTTTGTCGTCACGGTGTTATACTCCTTTCGGAGTGTCGCTATGAAGTCAGCGATTATAGTGCTTGTTATGGCGGTTGCAGGTTTGTCTTTGTCAATCACTTTGAAGAACTTCTCCCTTGCCAATTCGTATTTCCTGAATGTCTTGCGAGATACCTCAATCCCCTCCCTTTTGCTCATAATGTCAACATACTCATCAAACAGGTTCTCAACGGTGTAATGGCGTACGCCGCCGTGCATAAAGAAATCTTTGAGGGTTTTGGCGGTAAGCATTAGCCCCTGTTCCATCATTTCCGTGGTAATGCTGTTTAGACGGTTCCTCGTGGCAGCGAGATACTCCTTGATATCATTGTTTCGCCTTGACATTACGGCGGCATTAAAATCTTCGGGCTTCTCTTTGCGAGGAAGAGTAATGTAGGTTCTTTCTCCGTTGATAATGACGGACATTTCGATAGGGGCTAACCCCTTTACGCTTGCTTTGCTCGGACGACAATAGAAATTGACGTTGAACGTAGTGTTTCTCATAAACTTACGGTTTTAAGTGCGACTATGTTAAACAAATAATGCGACTACGATATAAGTCGCCGAGGTTAGTCGCAGAGAAAGTCGCAAAGTAGTCTCAAAGGGATAAAAGAAAAACGCCTCACAGAGTACTGTAAGACGCTTTGAACTTTTTTTTGAGCGGAAAACGGGATTCGGACCCGCGACCTCAACCTTGGCAAGGTTGCGCTCTACCAACTGAGCTATTTCCGCGATTGGGACTACAAA